CCCAGCGCCCGCTCCGGCTCCTGCGTCTCCCGCGTCGTTGCCCACCGCGCCAACGGAAACACCTGGCGAGAGACATCTCTCGGAGCCGACCCCGCCGGAGGGGCTGCAGGCGTCAGCTATGCGCGCGGCGCTGGACGACCTGCAAAAGTGGGCGCGCAAGAGCTACAAGCGCGGCGGAGACTGCGACTTTGAGAGCGAGACGATCCCGCCATGGCTCAACAAGGCCGTGAAGGCGGGATTGGCGACTCACGGGCTGGCCGTCTGGTCGTTCCTCAAGGCGCAACCTGACGCGCGCGACGACGCCGAACGTGAGATGCAGGAGGCGACGGCCATTATTCTCGCCGCCTGGCTGGACACCGTGGCAATCGATATTATGGCTGGGCGGGAGCCGCAACTTGAGCGGTTGACGGAGGAGTTGCAGAAGACGCTTTATCCCTTCCTGGCCCAGATTGCTACCGAGGTGGCCCTGCGACTGGCCATCGAGACCGGCGTGGAGTTCGATGTCGCAGCGGTCAACCTGGCCGCCCTGAACTGGGCGCGCACTTATACCTACGACCTGATCAAGGGACTGAACGAGACGACGCTGGGGATTGTGCGTCATGCCATGGAGCAGTACCTGAGCACGCCTGGTATGACGCAAGAGCAGTTGCGAGCGTTGCTTGAGCCGGCCTTCGGCTCCGTGCGGGCCTCGATGATTGCGACGACCGAGGTCACGCGAGCCTACAGCCAGGCTACGAATCAGTACCAGCAGATGCTTGAGGACGCCGGCATTCGTATGACGCGAGTCTGGAATACTTCCAGAGATGAACGCGTCTGTGTGGTGTGCGGCCCCCTGAACGGCAAAGACGAGCGGGTCTGGGGTGAAGACTATTCCGAGGGGCCGCCGGCCCATGTGCGCTGCAGATGCTGGACAACGCTGCGGTTGGGGGCAAAATGAGTTTCACGATGCGCGTGGATGGTCTCGAAGAGGCGCAACGGCGGCTCGCCAAACTCGACTTGAGCCGCCTGCTCCAGACCATCGCCATGGCCGTGGGCGAGCTGATCCGCGAGAAGCTGGCAACCTATCCGCCGAGGCGTTCGGGGCCGGTGCCCTGGGTGAGCGAACGCCAGCGCCGTTTCTACTATGGAATGCGGCGGCGGGCTGGATTACCCCTGGCCTACACGCGGCAATCCGACCCTATGAGTCAGCGTTTGGGGCCGAGTTGGACTGTTGCGCGCACGGGTAGTCACGGGGCGGTAGTGGCGACAAAAGTGACCTACGCTCCGTACGTCCAGAGCGCCGAGCGACAGCAACCGATGCATCGACAAACCGGCTGGGTTACCGATGTGGAGGCTGTGGACGCCGTCGCGCGTTCGGGCGATATCGGACGCGTGGCGCGGGAGGCTATTGAGAATGCCCTACGCTAACGAGCACGCGGCGCGGGTGCGCGATCCGGTGGACTTTGAGCCGGAGAGCTTCCGCCGCAAGCGCATAGCCCCTGGCCTGGATATTATTCTGGGGCGTCTGCGGGGGCAGCAAACCCTTACGGTACAGGCCTATCGCTTTGATGCCGATGTCTGGACAGCAGAGCGTGCACGGGCCTGGCTGCGTGAACATGACATAAGAGTTATCGAGTTCAGTGAGGCGACAGGAGGCAAGATGGATGATACTGGCGAGAAGCGGCAAATAGACGAGAATGTCGGGGGAGGTGTAGATCGGGACAAGCTGCAGGCCAGCGACTTTGTGTTCGGTGACGAGCGCGTCTTTCCCGTGGTGACGCCGGCGGATGTCTCGGATGCCGTGCACTCCTGGGGGCGCTATCGCGGCCCGCACTCCTTCGAGGAATTCCGCCGGCGGCTGATTGCGCTGTGCCGCCGCAAGGGGACGGCTTTTGTGGCGGCGCTACCCGAGGAGTGGACTGAGAGTCGGCCAGTGAAGTCGAGCGGGGACTGGGTGCTGGACGTGCTCGCCGTTCCCTATGGCGGCCCGAGAGGTGGCAAGGACGCGGATGGTGAGTACTTTGACGCCGATACCAACCTGCACGACGAGGAGTATCCGACGCCGCCCCTCGTCTACTATCACGGCATGACGCCGGAGGGCAAGCCGGCTGGCACGCCCGAGTACATCGGGCGCTATCTCAAGCGTTGGCGTGACAATGCGGGCGTCTGGATCCGCTATGCCCTCGACAAGACAAATCAGTGGGCGAAGCGAGTTTGGGAGGCCGCGCAGCAGGGCACGGCTCGCTGTTCCTCTGGAACGCTGGTGCATCTGCGGCGTGTGGACGCCGACGGGCACATCCGCGAGTGGCCGTTGGCCGAGGTGAGCGCCTTCGATATGGGTGAGGGGCGTGAGCCGGCCAATGCCTATGCGGTGGCGATTCCGGCAATGAAAGCCATTTATGAGCAAGCGGGCGTTGCAATGCCCGTGGACGCTGACCTAAAGGCGCTGGAGAAAGGGGCCGGTGAGGCTCGCGAAGGCGCGGGACAGCAGAGCGAACACAATTCTATGGAGGCTACTAACATGGACGAGAATGAGCTGAAAAACCTGGTGACGAAGACGACCGCGGAGGCTGTCGTGGCGGCTCTGGCCGCGCGAGATGCTGAGGCGGCGGCCAAGGCCAAGGCGCAAGAAGAGTTTGAGGCCGCGGTCAAGGCGGAGGCCGAGAAGAGGCTGGCGACTGAACGGCGACGGTTGCCGGATGGCGCGCCCTACGTCACGCGCTATGACGGCGTGAAGCAGTTCGACAACTGGACTCTTGAGGATCTGGCATCCTGGATTCCGTTCGTGAATAGCGCGATCAAGACGGGCAACCGCTTGGCGCGGCCCTTGCCCGATAGCATCTATCAGGCGCTGTTTCTGCGCGTGCAGGAAGAGGGCGAGAAGAGCGCCGTTGGACGCGCTGGCCTGAAGGCTCTCGGGCGCTGCGTGACCCCCGACGGCATGCCGCTCACGGCCATCAAGGCCAACGAGGTTATGCAGTACGACCTGGCCGGCTACGGCGACGAGTGGGTGCAGATTCTGTACTCCGATGTGCTCTGGGAGAAGATACGCTTTGGCACGCCGGTGCTGGACAAGATGCGCCCCTACATGCTGGAGATTCAGGGGGCCGAGACCCTGAGACTGCTGGTGGAGGGCGGCGATGTGGCGTGGTATCGCGTGAGCGAGGCGGCTGATATCGCGGCCACCGGTATTCCGAACGCCACCTTCCCGACGAGCAGGGAAGGCACGGCCAAGCAGGATTTGACGCTCGGCAAGTTGGGGGCCAGGGTGCTGGTTTCAGGCGAGCTGTCGGCCTCCACGCCGATTGCGGTCGTGCAGGAAGTGCGCCGCAACATGGAGGTCTCTGGCCGCGAGATGATCGAGAATGTGCTCATCAACGGCGATACTGATACTACGGCCAGCACGAACATCAACGACATTGCCGGTACACCTGACGCGGGCGATCCGTTCCTGGTGGCCAACGGGTTCCGCAAGCTGGCGCTGGTGACAAACAATGCCAACAGCACCTCTGGTTCAACCCTGGACATCGGCGACTTTGCCACCGCCCTGTCGCTCATGGGCACGGGCGGCATCAATGCCTTCGCCGACCCGTCCAAGTGCAGCTTTATCCTGGACGTGAACACATGGGCCAAGGCACTGTCGCTGTCCGAGCTGAAGACGCAGGACGTATATGGGATGGACGCCACTGTGCGGACGGGACAACTGCCCGCCATCTACGGCGTAGTGCCCATTCTCTCGGCGCAGATGCACAAGGTGACGGCCAGCGGCGCGGTGGTGGCCAACAATCTGAAGGCGAACAGCGCGGGCAAGATTGATCAAGATACGCTTACGAACAACACGACTGGCGCGATTCTGGCCGTGCGTTGGGATCAGTGGCGCATGGGCTATCGGCGTATGCTGCAGTTCGAATCCACGCGCATTGCACGCGCGGACGTGACTGAGCTGGTGAGTCTGGCCGAGATTGCCGTCATTTATCGGGACATCGAGGCCGCGGCTGAGGTTTACAACGTGACCCTCTAACGGAGGCGGCGGATGTTGTACTCCTGGCTGGACTGGCAACGCAAGATGGATCGGTTCCTGCGCTGGTTCGCCAAGTTCCTCTGGCGAGGGCTACTGGCGATATTGGCGCTGGCTCTTCTGGTCTTTCTGGCGGCCAAGCTGGCGCAACTGATCGGGTTCGTCTAATTCGACTTTGGGGGCGCGCGACGAACGCGCCCCCCTGGAGGCATGAACAATGAGCAGATCGTACATTCTGCGTCAGGGCTACTCGCGCCTCGAAGACCTGGCCAACGGGCTGCTGGCCGCCCTTCCATTCGTGGGCGCGACGTACTGGCTCGACCCGGCGCATGGCGACGACGGCAACGACGGCTCTGCGCCGCAGCACGCCATCAAGACATTGGCGGCCGCCTATGCGCGCTGTGCGGATGGCGCGCATGATGTGGTGCTCTTTCTGGGAGGCCCGACGGCGGACAAGCCGACGGCCAAGGTCACCTGGGCCAAGAGCTTCACGCACCTCGTGGGTGTGACGAATCCACTACCCGGCATGGGGCAGCGTTGCCGCATCGTCAACGACGCGACCGTTGACCTGTCCACGCTGATGGAGATCAGCGGCTCCGGTTGCATCTTTGAGAACATCCAGTGGTTCGATGGCAAGGACAAGAACGAGGACGGGGCGTGCCTGCTGGTGAGTGGCGGGCGCAACCTGTTCTGCAACTGCTTTGTGGCGGGCATGGGCCATGCCACGCCGGCGGCGCGGGCGGGCAGCTACTCGCTCAAAGTCACGGGCGCGGAGAACGTCTTCGACAACTGCACCGTTGGTCTTGATACCATCGAGCGCACTGGGGCCAACAGCGAGCTTATCGTAGCAGGGATTCGCAATCGCTTTATACACTGCGACATCCGCTCCAACTCAGTAAAGGCGGAGAAGTTTCTGGCGAGCTTCGATACGACTGCGGACACGCGTGACACCATCTTCGAGGATTGCCTGTTCTTCAACTACTCGACCAACTGGGCGACGGGTATCACGAATGCGTTTCACGTGCCGGCTGGCGCTACGCACTATGTGATCCTGCGTGGCAATTGCCAACTGGTAGGTGTGGGCACGGGCTGGGCCGATACAGTCACGCATGTCTACGGTGCGGGGCCGAAGCCTGACGCGGGCTTTGGGGTGTCGCTGAATCCGACGACCTAGTGAATGGAGGCGGCCATGGCTTATGCAACGCTGGCCGAGTTACGCGCCCTGTTGGGCTATGAGCCGGCCAATGTGGATGATGATGCCCTGCTCACAGCCCTGCTGGGTCGCGCGCAAGCCATCATCGAGCAGCGCACGGGGCGGCGCTTTGAGGCTGTCGCCGCGACGCGCTACTACGACCCGACGCGGGATTGCCTTGGCCAGACTCTGCGGCTGGACGCCGATTTGTTGGAGCCGACGCTGATGCGCAATGGCGACGGGGCGACTATCTCCGCCAGTCAGTACGTGCTGCGTCCGTCCAGTGGGCCGCCCTATCGACAGATTGTGCTCAAGGCGTCCAGTGGCCTGATCTGGACATACGTGGACGACCCCGAGGACGCCATCAGCATTACGGGGTCGTGGGGCTACAGCGCCTCAGCGCCGCCCGACATCGTGCAGGCGACGCTGCGACTGGCCGCCTACATGTATCGGCAAAAGGACGCCCAAGTCTATGACGTGAGTGCCGAGCCGAGCGCGGGCGTCATTACCGTCCCGCAGGGCATTCCGCGCGATGTGCGGCTCACGCTGGACAGTTATCGGGAGTTGCTCTAGCATGACGACGTACAGCGAGTTTCTGCGGCGACTGGGCGAGGTATCCATCGAAGGCGTCGTGCGGCGTTACGGCCTGGGGCAGACCCCGCCAGCGAGCCTGAACGCCGGCGAGTTGCCGGCGTCCTGGCTGCAACTGCCCGAGGGCGCACATGAGGACTATGCTTTCGGCGGCGGGCTGACCTGGCCCGAGTTCCACGCGCAACTGATTGTGGCGACTGCGCCGCTGACTGCAAACACGCTTGCAGATGCCTTCGCGAATCTCGTGAGCATGATGGACGCCATTCGGGTGGCGCTCGAGGGCAGTGTGCTGGCCAAGTCCAGGACGGTCATGGGCATGAAGCAGGGCGTCGTGACTGTGGCAGGCATTGAGTATTGGGCAGTGGTTTGTAATGTGACCGCAAGTGGCTGACTAAGGAGGCTATCATGGCATACACGCGCTTGACTGCACAGCAGATTGTGAACACTGGGTTGGCTCCGTCCTATGTGGCGGCAGCATCCGCGGGAAACGACTTTGCGAATGACGGCAGGATGTTTCTACACGTGAAGAACACCTCCGGCAACGACATTACCGTCACTATTGCCACTCCGCGCAAGGTGGACGGGCTGGACGTGGCCGAGGATACGGTGAACGTCGTCAAGACCACCGGAGAGAAGTTCATCGGCCCCTTCTCGCCCGAGACGTTCAATCAGGTGGGCGGGCTGGTATACGTGACTTACAGCGCCGTGACAGACGTCTCAGTGGCGCTGTTCAGACTGTAAAGGAGGCTTCCTGTGCCAAAGACGACCGGAGCGATTACGGGTATTGACGCGACAATCTACGTGTCGACTGACGATGTGACTTATACGGACATCTCGGGAACGGCCAACTCGTGGAGTATCAAGGGCGGCGACCGCAAGGCGGGTGATCTGCACGTCCTCGGCGCGGATACGCCGATTGTCAAGACGGGCAAGCTGCAGATGGTGGACGTGACGCTGAAGGTAGTCTACAGCGAGATTGCGGCGGAAGGCGCTGACCTGATAAACGGCTATGTGAGCGCCAATACCCCCGTCTATCTGCGGCTGCGCCCCAAGGGGGACGGTGCTGGCAAGTGGCAGTTCAAGGGCGGGCCAGGTTACTTCCTGACGCCATCCATCCCGTCCGTGGACGCTGGTAACGAGAAGCCGGTGCTGATTGAGACGCACTGGGTTGGCCCCGATATGACGCAAAGTGCACAGACGTGAGGAGGCATGTATGGCGGACGAGCAGAACGAGT